GGAGCTTGCGCTGTGTTTCGCGGTCGATGTTCTGCTGAGTCCACTTGAGCAGGTCGGTGTAGTCGCGTGGGTTGAAGAACACGAACGCAACCGACAAGTCGTGGCGCTGCACCTGACCAAAGCCGTCCGCCATCGAGTTGATGTCGATCGGAGCGTTGATCGCGATGTCCGGGTTGTATACCGGGTCGTTTGCCGCATGCGTTGCCGCTGCGGTTGCGACTGCGTCGAACAGGGAGAACACGTATGCGTCTTCCTGTGCGCCGACTTCCGCCTTCGCCAAGTTCAGCGAGCGGGCAACGAGGTCGAAGCGGCGCTCCTTGATCTGGGTGATGGGGATCATCGGGTTGGAAACGATTTCAAACGTCGGGACGGTGACGCGCTTCGGCTTGGTGACGCGGACGATGTCCCCGCCCTCTTCGCCGACCACGAATGCCTCAACGAAGGAAGAACCCGGCGTGGAGCCGACCGTCATCGCGGCCGTGTCGAATTCCTTATCGTAGATGGGCAGTGCGCCGTCTGGGAGTGTTTCAACCATCAATGCCTTGCGGGCGATGGACATGTAGTCGCGGCGGCGACGGAGGGAAGGACCCAACGAGGCTGCGAGCTTCTGACGTCCGCCAGCGGTCTTGAGAAGCTGACCGAGCATTGCGGTTTGCTGCTGAGTGCGTGATAGATTTGCCATGGTGTTTTTCTCTCCTAAGAAGTTGTCTTAGTCGAAGTCCCCCTTACAGGAGTGACGCTACGCCAAGCCAAGGCTCGGACGCAGACGGCACGTGGGTGCAGATGCCAACCACCGGGCCAACCACGAAGGAAGAGTACTTTCCAACGTTGGTGTGCGTCGATGAGCCAGCGTAAACATACTGTCCCAGATGGAATGTTGAAGCAGAGTCGTAGCCCTGAAAGTCAACGTTGCCCTGCCAGAGTGCGCGGACAACAGGTGCCTTGCGGGAGCCAGACGGCCCGATTGCACCAGCGAATTCGCCGGGGCCATTGAGCAAAGTTGCGAACGGGATGTTTCCCTCGGAAGCGCCGTAGGTCGTGCCTGCTGCGTCGCACGGAACGATGTTGCCGATGGAACCCATTGCAGGCTCGTACGAAGGCTGGAAAGCGAGGGGGGCGGTCAGCGTTGCTGCTGAGTCAATGATGGCAACGATAACGCCGCCGAGGTAGCCAGCGGAGGTAAGAGTCTGTTGGTCGGTACCCGGATCGCCAGTCAGGAAAACGGCAGGCGTGCAGTTCACGCTGTCATTTTGCCCGTAATACGTCAGTTTGAGTGACATAGTTGGTTTTCTCCAGTTTGGTTCTAAAAGGAACGCTTGTTGTTTGCCAGTTCCAATCCGGTCGCCTTGGGGGCGAGTAGGACTATAGAAAAGGCAGACGTTCACTAATGGAGGGGGTATTGGAGGAATTTTTCATTAGCGATCCGTAAAAGCAAAAAGCCCGCCGAGGCGGGCTTTTCGGATACGGACTTGAGTCCGGGGTTGAAATGCTGGTTAGAACTCGTCGTCGCCAAGCAGTGCGCCTGCGATGTCAAACGACGGACGCTCTGATGCGGTGACGTTCTTGAGCTTCTTGATGACCGGGGCTGCCGCCTTTGCAGGAGCAGTTGTCTTCTTTGCGGAAGACTTCGGTGCCTGAAGCACGTTGGTTTCGTCCTGCTTGACGCGCTTGAAACCGCCGTCCTCGGGCTTCTGATCCTCGATGGCTTCTGCGAACAGGTCGCCGTCGTGATCGTTCTCGTTGTCACGGCTGTCCGCGTCGGAGGTCTCGGACTCGAAGTGCTTGGCAGCCTCGCCAGTGAAGGACGGGACAACATCCATTCCGGCTACTTCTGCGGCGCTCTTGATCTCGCCCGCGATAAGTGCGCGGAGAGGATCGGAGTCGGAACCCTGCAAGGAGAAGAAGTCTTCCATGGACGCGATCTGCGTGTCGTCAAGGCTGGCTTCCATGCTCTCTGCGGCGGACGGTGCGAAGAACTCTTCGCCGTTTCCAGCGGTGTGCTCGTCGCCTTCGTTCGCGAGTGAGGAGACCTTGTCTTCCATGTCTTCCTCGTTGAATACCTGCGCTAGGTCAAGCTCCTCTTCACCCTCTTGCAGGATTTCCTGCTCAAGAGCCTTGATCGCTTCCTGCGCCTCTTCGATCTTCTCTTCGACGACCATCTTCTTCTCGTCGGAAAGAATCTCGCCAGCGTTGTCGGCTTCTGCGCCTTCGTCAATCGGCATCTCTGACGGAGCTTCCTCAATCGGAGCCTCTTCAATCGGGGCTTCCTCAATCGGGGCTTCTGCTTCCATCGGGGGAACGTCGCCTGCGGGCGCGTCCATCGGCGGCATGTCGTCAGCCTTCTTTACTTCTGCGGCTGCCTTCGCTCCGCACTTGCACTCGCCGTCGCACTTGCACTCGGACTCGGCTTTCTTCGGCGCTGCTGCTGCCTTAGAAGCTGCCTTGCCGTCGCCTTCGGACTTGTTGATCGTGTTCTCCGGGCGGTTTGCAGCTTCGGTCTGCGATGCAGACGTGCCTGCGTCCATCGGCTTCGGTTCGGTGTGCTTGCCACCGCCACAACCACGACCGTCGTTGTACGTCTCAGTCTGCGGGCCAGCGTCCTTGCGGTCGTCGGCAACTTTGGATGCGTTCTTGGGATCACCGTTGAGTTCTTTTGCGACTGATGCTTTGAGGGAGTTGAGGTCTTCGCCTTCAGTGAGGAACTCGTTGAGTTCCGTCTTGTGGACTTGCTTGAAGGTTTCGGCGAGCTTGGAATAGTGCGCGTTCTTTGCCGTCTGACGAAGCATCGCGCTCAGGACGCGGGTGCTGTTCTGGAGCAGGCTGGAAGCGGCGCTCTTCTGGACTTCTGCCGGAGCGGTCGGGAGCATCGTCTTAGCGATGGTCCAAGCAGCCGCGACACGTTGCTGTGCCTCGCGCTTGATCGCCTCACGCTTGGTCTTGACTTCTGCCAGCTTCTCCTGAACTGAAGCCTTGGCTGGGGCTGTATTTGCCATGTTAGAGCCTTCCTTTTTCATGTCAGAACGGGCAGAAACGCCCTTCTTAACAGGGGATGCGTAGCTGTTTTTCTTCGTAACTTGGTTATTTCCAGCCTTTGCTGAAGCCATCGGGGCTTCCAACGGGGCTGCTTCCACGACTGGTTCTGCGGAAATGTCGGGTGTCGGGGCTGCTTCGGGTGCTGCCGGGGGAATTGCTGCGTCGGGTGCCGGGGGAAGTGCGGCTTCTGGTGCCGGGGCTGCCATATCTACCGGGGGTGCTCCCATCGGGGCACCGGGTCCCATACCGCCAAGCTCGTCGGCTGCGGCAACTTCGCCGCCAGCGATGTCGCTGATTTCAATGTCAATTTCGCCAAGCAAGCCCTTGATCTGCTCAGACCAGGGACCGTCCTTGAACTTCTCCCACTGGGAGATAAGCTCTACGCCTTCGCGCATCTGGCGAATCTCTTCCTCAAGCTCTTCACGCTTTTCGGAGAGGAGGTCAAACTCGGGCGAGGTGCCCATGTCGGCGGGGGCGTCGGGTGCCATCTCGGGCATACCCATTAGCTGATCGTCCATCATATCCAGATCAGCCTGCTTCTTCGCCATCGCTGCTTGCACTTTCTTCAGGTTTGCCATAGATTCTTTACCTTCTGCGGTCTCCAAGGAAATCAGCGTCTAGCAATGCTTCACTCAATGAAAGGTCTTCGTATTCAGTCTTTTTTGAGGCTGTCATAGCAAATTTTGAGGGTGCCGATGATTGCTTCTGCGTGTACGGGGTAGAAGGACCCACCCATTCCTCGGCGACGATGTTCCTTTTTGCCGCTCCGGGGAACGCGGGGGTCGCAACCCAGCTTGCCTCAACGAACTTCACGCCGCCGTTAACCATGCTCTTGTGCCCGCACAGTTCAGCGATACGGCGGGGCACGCCGTCGTCGTCCGCCAGGAACGTACCCTTCTGAAAAGACAGGTGGTTGCAGTACGTGTTGGCGTCGGTGACCCGAGACCCGCAATAAGAACAGATCACGAGGTCGGTGACGCATCCCATGGACAGGTAGCGAACGTGACCTTCACGGATGTCATGAACAAGCTTCTCATGAGTGACGTCGGTAGCGACGAGAATGTCGCAGTAGTAGACCCAGATTGAACCGCCCTCGGCGACGTTCACCTTGCGGAGGACGGCGTCAAGAATGTGTCCCTTGGCGTACTTGCTATTCTGGAAGTGCTCAACGAAGTTGAAGGCTCCGACGAAACTGCGATAGCTCAGCTTCAGAACCTCGTTCGTCCACGCGTCGTCGTTGTTATTGACGAGGTGGCTGGTCTCAGGCTTGATGAGGTAGTCAAACGGCTCTTCTTCAACCATGACGCTGCTCATGATCGTCACGTGTGACAGCAGGTATTTTGAAGTATCGGCAGCGATTTTCTGCGCTTCTGCTGCACGTTTCGCACTTGCCACTTTGCAGAACGGATGATCTCCATCAAGCTGGCAGCCACGGAACGCACGCTTACCAAACATCTTCTGCCAGTCCTCATTGCTGAGAACCGGGTTTTCCAGCACTGCGTTGGCGGTTTTCTTAAAGGACATTACACCCTCTACCTAGTCGCCCGGAAGGCGAACTTTTCCACCGTCGGACCTACCCAATTGCCGTTGATGTACGTGTCTTCGCTAACGACGCCCGCCTCATCAAGGATGAACACCACCGGAAATCCGGGGTTTGCCATTGACAGATTCTCCGCATGCCTTACTGCTTTCATGATTTCTTCGGGCTTGTACGTCGGCAGCACTTCTTCCTTGTCCCTGAAGCGGATGCGCACCTCGGACTTTTCCGTGCTCGCCTTGATGCCGACGCTTTCCAGAAAGCCTTTGTCGTCGGGATGGTAGTTCGGCCACCGGGACTCACGCCACTTCTCGGCTAGCCTGACTCCTGACGGCAGGCTCGTCGCCCGCTGCGATTTGTAGAGATACTGTCCAACACGCTGGATCGCTGCGTCATCAGGGCGCTCCACTTTGCCCCACGCCGCGTCAATGTCAGCGAACAGCATCTCAATTCCGCTGGGGTTTTCTGCACTGATCTTGGGCTTCGCGGGGGAGGACTCTTCTTGGTCGGACACTTCCTCATCGGTGTAGTCCGGCACGGTCTTGTAGGGCAATCCGTAGAACTCGGCGGCGTATTCGTCGCCCATCATGTTCCACATCTCGTCCATGGTCTTGTGATTTTCCTCAGCAAGCTGCTGGATGTAAGCTTCCTGCATGAAGAAGCGCTTCGCTTCGTCCTCGGCTTCATCTACCTGTTCAAGGAAGTACTGCGACTGTTCGTCCTGCTCCCAATCCTGCTGCGAGTACTCGGCGGTCTTGCTTGACGAAACTTTGGTCAGGTAGTTAGTCCACTCCGGCTTGTTCACGGCGATGGTGGTGGACTGGGCACGATCCTCAAACTGTACTTGGAGCAGTCGGGGAGCGATAAATTCCAACACCTCTCCCTTGCTGCTGTGTCCAGGGCGACCGTCGTCATAAAGCACGACGTCTCCCGGTTGGAGTGCCAGCATTTCCTCCTCAGTCATGCCTGCTGTCTTTGCACCCGCAGTCACTCCGTTAGGGTTGACGAGCGGGCTGATCTGCGGACGGCGTGTCTTCTTCTTCGGGTTCAGCGGTTCCTTCACGCCCTGCATGATGTCTTTGTTGATCAAGTCCTGTTCTTGCTTGTCAACGTGGTTCTTTATGTCGTCACGAGGCGGTAGCATGCTCGGCGATGGAGCCATCTCAATCAGTGCCTTCTTCTTGAGCAGGCTTGACTGGCGATACACGCCGGGCTGCGATGGGTCTTCCACGTAGTTGCCGCTCGGCGGAGGTGCCGCTTCTTGCTTCTGGCGGCGCTCTGGGCGACCCTGCGAGTGACTATAGCGTCCGCGCACGTCTTCAAGGTCTTCGTGAACCTCCATGATGTCCACGCCTTCTTCCCACGTCACACCGTTAGCCAGCATGTAGTCGGTGTACTTCTCAACGGTGTCCATACCCCACCAGCCGACCCAGATTCCGTTCCAGATCGTCCAGCTTGGCTGTTCATTGCGCAACTTGTAGTCAATTTCGCCTTGAGGTCTCTCCATCTTCGCGAGGTCTTCTATGGACACGTACTTCTCGCCCTTCGTCCAGCCCTCTCGTCCTTCGTCGTCCGCACCAGTTGCCCGCTTCTTAAGCTCGTCCACCAAGATTTTTTCATAACCAGCGTCACGAGTGATGAGGCGTTGCTCACCCTCGGGCCAATAGCACTGAGCGTCCTGCTTGAACTTCGTGAACGGCTTGATCGTCCGTTCGTCAGCTTCCTTGTCGTAAGCCTCTTCGCCGTTATCGGTGTAGCGTAGCTGGCAGGTTTCGTTGATGGTCACGAGATACCCGTCAAGCATGTTCTGGTTATCTACCCACTGACCGGGGTTCGTCTCATAACGGGCAAGAAGAATCTGCTCAAACTCGGGCCAACGACCCTTGATGACGTTCTTGATGTAATTGGCGACACGGTCGTCCAAGCGGTTGCGCCCGCCCCACCGCTGCGAGGTGCTCGGCTTGTACTCATCACGGTTGTGGTAGCCCCTCTCCTTGTGCTCGCCCTTGGAGTAGCCGAGAATCTTTGTCTCGTACTCGGGCCAACGCCCCTTGATGACTTTCATGGCGTAGGTGAGCGGTAGATCGGTATGGTGAGTCCAGCTACGCTGGCGACCCTTGCTTTCCTGCGCATCCTTCTGACCAGAGAGAATCTTCTCTTCAAGTTCCGGCATGCGAGTGTGCAGCGTGTCAGCAGCGTAGTTGATGAGCGCCACTAGGTTGTTAGCTTCGAGGGCCGACCTTTGGAAGTCATCCCAAGTCTTGCCTTGGAAGAACGCCTCGGAATATCTACGTGCCTCGCCGGGATTGCCGACGATCATGCACTCTTCCGGGTTGAGCCTGCCGTTCTTCTTGCGCTTCAGTCCGGGGATAGCAGACCATGGCTGCTTCAGCACCCTGATGGCGTACTCGGCACAACCGTAACCAGACGCCAAGCCGGGCTTCGCTTTCAGGAGCTTTGCTTCAAACTCGGGCCAGCGGGTGCGACGACCACGTGCGGCGTAGTCAAGCGCCATGCGCATCTGTTCCATGTTGCGTGTCTGGAGGAAAAGCTTCTCAAGGAGGTAAGGTTCGATCTCAGGCCAAGGCCCCTTGATGAACTTAGCTGCGTAGTCAATCGCATTCTTGTCCACTTTGCCACGTGACTTGACTTTTTCAAAAATGGTTTGAGCCAGCGGTTCCCATGGCTGTCCGGGGTGGAACACTGCGCCGTACTTCAGCAAAAGTTCCGTGTTGACATGAGCGCCGACAAGCTGCGCCTCAATCTCAGGCGGAAGCGCCTTCCCTGTAGCGAGAGCATGGCGCACTTGCATTTTGAATTTCTTACCGCTGTATTCTGAAGGGTCGCCGTAGCGGGTTCTGTAGCTGTAGCCACGTTCCCTGTCTCCGGCAGGATTCCACGGTTTGCTAGGTTCACGTGGTTCTTCCGGTCCTTCCGGTTCTTCTGGTTCCACTGGACGGGCTTTCGGTTCTCCGCTGACAGGGTCGTAGCGATTCCGCCACCAAGCATCGTACTGTTCCTGATAGGCGTCGTGTGCCTTTTGCCACTCTTGATATTGTGGTGTTTGCTGAAATGCCTTCCGTTTGTCTTCCCACTCGGCGTGGTCTTTTTGGAACTGGTCGTACTGTATCTGCCATTGGGCGAGTTCCTTGTTGTACTCAGCGATGGATTCGTCCCACTTAGTGTTATGCTCAACTTCCTTCTGCGACTCCTCGCCTAGAATCTTGGCGACGGTCTCTGGGTTGGAGACATTCTCCGTGACCCACTCACGCACGCTCGGTTCCTTCTCAGCGAGTAGACCCAGTGCCCTTGCCAGCGAGGGGTCGGCCAAGAACTTTTCCGACCTGCCGTAGTTGCTTTCACCAGTGACGGACTCAAGAATGCACACGTCTGCACGGTTCATGAACTGGTTGGACTCCGGGTGAAGCTGCGCCACGGCGGAACCTGCGTCAAAGAAGATGTAGAGTGGGCCGTCCTTCAAGTAGTGCGAAGCCATGCTGTTGCCGGGCGCTGCGGTACACCAGTTGGTGCCACCGCCAAGTTCAATAGCTGCGGCAGGTTCGGTGACCTTGTAGATGGTAACGTCGCCGTTCTTCACTACGATTTCCGCACCTTGGCGTACCTTTTCACGCTTCTCTTCCTTCTTGCTGCCCATGCCCGCGGCCGTAGCTTGCTCAAGCGTTTCAAACAGCTTCACGGTGTCGTACTGCTGAATGTCCTTGTTGAACGTGAAGGCTGGGGACTTCTTGAATTTCTGGAACATCCCAAGCTGTTCCTTCATCTTTTCCGTGTCTTCTGGTAGCCTGATCTGACCTTTCGCAAGCTGCTTCGCAATCCACGCAGTGTAGTCGGTCTGGTTCGGGCTTGGGTCTGCTGCAATGCAAAGCTCAATCTGCTCGGGCGTGAGCTTAAACTGCTTCTGGAGAAGCTCTATCTTCTGGTCGGACGGGCGGGCGGACTTGGCGAACCAGCCGGAGTCCTCGCTGCTGCCGATCTTTTCCATGGCGACGTGCAGGTCGTTGCCGTCCACCTCGGAAGCCCACAGGCGTGCTTGGCGCTCAAACACGGCGTCTTCCTCGTCCATGATCGCCGCGAGCCTGGCGTCCTCGGCGTCGTAATCGTAGTCGTCCAACTCCTCGTCCTCAAACGACTGCGTGTTCTCCTGCTCTTCCATGGAGGGTTTGCGAGTTGAGGGCTGCAACCCAATTGAGTACTCTGCGTCAGGAAGGTCATGCCCGCGAGGCATCCCCGGACGATAGTGCAGCGGCGGGTCTTTGAGGTAGACTTCGGTATCTTCGTACACAGCCCCGGTCATGTTCATCCCAAGTTCGGCAGGGTCTTGCATTTCTTCCGGCTCGTCGGACGCGCCTGCGTCGGGGTTGTCGGTGCCGCCGATTGGCGTGCCCATGCCGTAGCTCTTGGTCGGGACGTCCGCCAGCTTGACTCCCTTGCCTTGGGTGACGGACTTGACCATCTCCGAATTGAGCACGAAGGAGTTCCCGATCTGCTCCGGCTTGACAGAGCCGATAGCTTTCAGCCACTTCCCCTTGTTCGCTGCCTGCGAAATCGGGTCCGACGTGTCACGCTTCCACTTCTCTGCACCGGGTGTGAAGCTGATGATGGAAATCTTCCCCGTGCCCATACCTTTGTTAAATTCCCAGTCCATCTTGGCAGCCCAGCGCACCGCATCCTCTGCGTTGTCCATGGCGAATATCTCGCCCTCACCGTAGCGTTCGCCGTCGTCACCCTTAACCCAGTTTGAGGTCTGGAGCGGGAGGATGCCCTTCGCCTTGATGCTCGGGACTTTGTCAGTGGGTGTGATGTGGTACAGCGTCTTGGCTGCCTTCTTGTCCAAGTTTGCGAGCGGAATGAAGTTCGCATGTTTGGTGTTATCGGAGTTGAACAGGACGTCGCCGTGCAGTTCGTTCTCATAGCAGCAGGCATCAGGGATGACGTGCATTCCGAAGAACTGGCACCACGAGTCACGTCCGTCTGAGTCCGGCTTCTCCGCCGCACCACCGTACTCGCAGCGCTTGCAGCCGAAACCCTGATCGTTGCGTTCTGCGTATCCCGCCGTCTTCTTGTCGTACTTGCGCTCAAGCTCTACAGGTGCCTTGCCGTCAGCGATCTTCCAGTAGCGGCACGTGCCGTGTTCTTTGCTGACCTCACCCTCAACGAAGGCGCACAGCTTGTTGCCCAACATGTAGTGACAGCCCTTGCAGAGGTAGTCACCTTTGGGGTCAAACATGGAGCCGTGCTCGTAGTACTGCGCGGTCTCCTTCGCCACGTTGCGGATGCGGGTTTCCTTGTCCTCGTCGTATTCGCCCGTGTCCTCAACCCGGTGCCCGGCTGTTTTTGCCGAGGCTTGCATCGGCGCTTCCTTGAAGAACTCGTGATCCGCCTTGTCTTCCTCAATCGGTTCAATGGAGCGAGCTTCCTTCTCCCAGTCGCCCAGTACGTCTTCCAACGGCTTGACGCCGAGACCGACTAGCGTGGCTTGCGCCTCAACTTGGGAAGCGTCCCAATCCGGGTGAGCCTTGGCGATCTCCACGCAGCGGATGCCGTGCGCCCGGCTCTTGGTGTTGCGGTGGATGTTAACGCCGACCTTCGGCTGAGACTCCTTGAAGAACTCGGCATCGTCTGGGCTGGACGGCGGTGCGAGGTCTTTCGGGGGGATGATGGCTGGGGAGCCGGAGAACCCTTCCCCGTTGAGGCTCTCATCAAACTCGGTACCCTTGGCTTCCGGGGTGGACTCGCCCCTGCGGTGAGCGCCCAGAGAGTCGTAGTCGTCCGTGGTCATAGACTCCAGCAGGGCGTCCATGGCGCGTTTCTTCAGAAGTGGGGATTTGGGGTCGCGGCTCATTCTATAGAAAGAGCGGGAAAGCTCAAAAAAGGTGGTAATATAAGACGTTGAAAACGCAGGGGATCACGACTGGACATTTTTGGGGCCTTGGCTGTATACTACGAGTGGAAGAACTACTCAAAGGCTGGACAGGAGACTGATTCGGAGAGGGCATCGCTTAGGTGCCTTGTCCAATCAGTCTCCGCCAGCAAAAATTTAGGAGAATAACACAATGTGCGAGATCGGAAAACCACTGGAGATTCTGAACGTGGAACCGCTGAACCTTCCAGCGCCCCTGCGCCGGGAACAGGAACAGCCGCAAGAACAGCCAGTGACCATTGAAGTCCCGGTCACGGCGGAAGCCATTCTCGTAGAGCAAGTCTAGTGGCACGGCGGCGAGCCAATCACGGCTCTTTGCCACACGCCCACTACGGCGTGGACTTGAGCAAGGTGCCCGACACGTACATTGAGCCGTTCATCGCCTATCGGGCGTGGAACTGGACGACCGAAGGCATCACGTCCCTCAATGGTGCGCTGTGGACTCCCAAGGAAGCATTTGAGGCACAGTGCAACTACCGCAACGACTGGAAAAGTGCGATGGCTGCGTGCGTCAGTGAACAGGCTCGGGCGTTTTTCCAAACCAAAGAACACTTCTGCCCTGACTCCAACTGCACCTGCGGAATGTACGCCGGAATCAACATGCAGCACTTGATTGACATCGGCTACATCCAGCGTGGTATCCACGGCGAAGTCAGCCTGTGGGGGCGCTTGGAGCGCAACACCCTCGGCTGGCGTGCGCAGTTTGCCTACCCTAAATTCTTCGTCGTCCCCGTGAACATGGTTCCCCTTGATATGACGGAAGCGAAATGCCGTCTTGATTCGCTGACCGAATTCGGCGTTGACATCTATCTCCAGCCGGACACGGAAGTCACGCTCAAGAGCGAGAAGATTCCGCTGTGGATACCCGACTACGGTTACACCACGCAGGGCTTGTCATGGCTGGTAGAGAAGCGTGCGAAGTGGTACGCCGAGAAAGCCGCCCCGGTTCTCAAGGTGGGCGACCGTGTTGCGGTGTACGGCTCCACGAATGGCATTGGCATCGTGAAAGAGATCGTCGGCGACGACATGCTTTACACGATGTTCGCCCCCGACAAGATTTACCGCAAACCTGTGAAATCCGTCAAATTTGACAAACAAAACTGGCGCTGGGAGACAACCGGAGTCGGCTCGGTGCGTGGAGTCTAACGTGAATAGCAGAGAATCAGCGTCCCTTGACCGCTACATCACCGGGAACTACGGAGAGGATCAGTTCCAAGGCGAAGCAGAATTTGAAGCCGAACTGGATCGCCTCTTGAACCTCCGAGACACGGCGATCAAGTCAAACGCCGGAGTTGAAGAGGCTGAGACGCTTCTCACCAAGCATTGCCCGGAGTGGCGGGAATATGTCTAATAACGAGACGCAAAAACTCGTAGACTCCGTGATGGGGAACCTCAAGACTCTGTTGCAAGAGATGTCGGACTCGGCGCAATCGCTGCACAAGCAGTGGGTAGAACGTGCCAGAGAACTCCAAAATTATCGCACCGGGTACGGCGGGCAGATGTACGAAGAGACCGAGTCTGAGGCACGGGCGCATGCGCAGAAACAACGTGAATGCGACGAACTTTACGATAGGGCGAAGACCATTGAAGAGTGCATGAACCTCGTGGCTCGCCGGGTGAACAACATCATCGGGGAGAACATCGTGATTCAGTTTTCCAAATGGAACATGCGATGACAGGCTGCAAGTGGTGCGATGGCGGATACTACCCGGCTGTGAATGTGAACGGCGTGGTCATTCACCGCACGCCGCCAACCGTGGTCGTCGCACGCGTCGTAGACGAGAAGATCGTGCCCATTGAGTCAATCTACAGGAGCGGAATTGAATTATGTCAGGCAACACAGGCAAAATGACGGCAGAGGCGCTCGCCGCTCGGGGACCGAGGATGGCTCTCGCCCGGCTCCCGAATGGGAAGCTCCAGATTTTTGACAGCGAGTACCGTGTGCCAGCCGGAGCCAGCATCATCGCAAGGTCGTACACTTGGAGCTACCTGAAGAGGATTGAAAAATTTCAAGGGTGACACGGATTTTGCCAGTCAAAACCGTCCCGCAGCTTGATGATCTGCTTAGTATCCCATCGGTACACAAACAATCCCTGTTCGTTGAAAGTGTAGATGTCAATTTTGGCGTCGTCTGCGACCTTGGTGTCCCCGTGGTTGGGGTCGCCGAGGATGTTGTTTTCTGGCGTTGAGGGTGCGCCCCCTGTGCCCTTCGGATGGACATGGAACTCGGCCGTCGTGAGGATGGTGATCACCGTGGTCAAGCTCCCCTGCTCGTTCGTGTGTTCATGAGGGACGACCTTGAGGTCTTTCGTGCCTACGTCTATGCGGAAACCCGCCTCGGCACCGCTCGTACCATCGCCAGTCTCTATCCAAGCGCCCACCATCGCTTTGATCACATCCGGGCGGCACGCCAACGTGTCGGCAACGGGCGTCGGCGGGACAGGTGCCCGCACCGGGCGGCACGACATAAGCAAGAGGAACGGAACGACCAGTAGTAGTTTTCTCATATCCAAAAAAGAAAAAGCCCCGATAAACAGCGTCGGGGCTTCAACTTGAATTTCAGTCCGACGATTACGAGCCGGAGTAAAGGAGCGATTGTCCTGTCCTGTCTGCGGGACCCATACCAGCGTCCAAGAACTCGCCGTAGACCGAACCAGAGACGTCAAAAATGTCCGTGACAGTGATGGTGCAATCTTCTGCGACGGCTGCCGTGTCCACGGTGTATCCCGTGTTGTACGACTCCATCCAGCACCCTTCGTAAACCGTTGCGACGCAGAACACGCCGGGGTTGCCTGTGTTGTTCAAGCCGCCCTCTGCGGGTACGTCAGCCACCGTTGCATTGCCCACGTCGCCCGAGTTGAACGATGCAAGCTCCGAGAAGACGACCTCGGTCTTGATGTCAAACGGCCAGCGGTGGTGCTTCAGCGAGCGAACAGCGCCGCTTGTGCCAGCCTTGTAACCGAGAACCTGCATGAGATTCGCGAGGTACAGGCAAGTACGAGTGATGCTGATGCTCAGCGGGGTGGTGACGCCGGGCACGAGTTCAGCTACCTGATCGCCGTAGCCGAGACCACGTACCGGGTCAATGGTCTTGGATTCCGTGTACGTAAAGCTGGAGGTCACGCCCAGTTTCACGAAAGCGCCGACGTCAACGAGGTCCGTGAAAATCTTGAACCTGGTGGACAGGACGGTCTCCGTGTTCGGGGTCGTTCCCTGCCTATAGATGTAGGCTCCTTGCGTTGCCTGTGCCATAGTGTTTCCTCAATTAGGCACCCCAAAGTCGGGTGACCAAAAATTACTTAAACTGGAACTCTGACTTGCGAGGCGTGACCGTGACAACCACTGCCGGGATCGCCGAGTTCCCCATCCGTTGCCAAGCAGCCATCCTGTGATGACCATCCAGCACCGAGTAGACGCCGTCTTGCTTCATCAGCCAGACAGCTTCAAACTTCTTCGTGGAGCGAATACTGGCTATCAGTTCGCTCACTTCCTTGTCAAACAGCGGCGTGTCCCACCGCCACTTTCCCCCGTCATTCTGGTTCCTCTGGATGTTCGCGATTGAGACCTCTTCGCGCCCTACTTCCAGACCCACCTTGAACGACAGGTACAAGGCTCGCAGGTCGTACCACGCCTGCGATTGTCTTGGCGTACGATCCCCAAAAGGATCGGCGTACGCCACTTCAATTGCTCCGGGGATAGCCACAATTTCCATTTGCTTCAGTCCGTCGAAGCCCGGCATTTGATGCCATTCCCCGAACTCTTTTACTCAGCGGCGGCCAGCGCAAGACCCTCGTACGAGGACTTCTTGCCCTTGCTCTTTTCCCTGACCTCAGCGGCAGCAGCTTCGGATTCTTCCTGCTGGTGTTGCTTGCTGAGTGCCTTCGTCGCTTCGTCAAACATGTCCGCTGCACGGAAGATTGACTCAACCGCTTCACGCACTGCACGTGTGTCGTTGACCGAGGTCAAGGACTTTGCGTCAAGGTACATCTTCTTCAGGTCGTTGCCGATCTGCTCGGATTCCTTAACCGCCTTGCCAGTGGTCTTGTCGGCTGCTGTCTTTGACTGCTCGTTCAGCTTGATCGGCTCGGTGGTCTCGTGCTTGGTGATGCCTGTGTTGTCCTCAAGCATGCTGTGCGCCTCACCGATTTCCGGTGTGCGTCCGCCGTCCTCGTCAATTTCCATCGGCTTGTAGCTGGTGTACCAGCCTCCGCCGTAGCCAGCCGCGATCTTTTCAACCTGCTCAGCGATGATCCTGAGAGCAGATTCTTTCTTGTTGTGGATTAACCAAGCCGTGGCGTATGCCTTGCTCTTGTCGCCGGGGTATTCCTTCTTCAGCTTGTGCATCAATTCTTCGCTGATGCCCGGAGGAGTGACGCCGACCTTCACCGAGGCGTTCATCATCTCACTGGGTGGACGATGACCCGGACGTGGGGGAAAATCCATCGGTTCTTGCTCTCCGCTCGGGAAGTCCACGGAGCCGGGGACGCCATGCTCTTCCTGTTCCTGCATGCTCGGCTTTCCGCCAGTCGGGCGGACGCCTTCTCCGGTGAGTTTGTAGTCTTGGATGCGATAGTCGTCAGCGGTCTTTTCCTCTTCAAGGGCTGCAACGTTCAAGCCACCGAAACCGATGGTTGCCTTTTCAGGAGTTGCGGGAGCCTGCTTGGGAGCAGCCGGAGCCGGGTTTGCACTCGGGCGGGAAGACGACGGGCTGATGCTGGTGCTGGAGGATGAGCTTCCACTGTCATTCACCCTGTGGTCGCCGAGGTCTGCCTTTTTGGCTGACGCTGCAACTGGACCCGGAACTGGTGCCGCCGCAGCCGGAACCGGGGCGGGAGCCGCTGGGGCTGCACCTTCGGTTGGCTCTGCTGGAAGAACCGGACGGGACTTCAGAATTTCTGTCAACTGCACAACCGCATCCTGCTTGCCCTTGTTCTGGGCGAAGTCGTCTTCCTTCGGAAGATCGCCGATGACCTTGATGAGGGTCTCGGTCGGGATGAAGTCAATCGGGTTTGAACCGCCTGCTGCGGGAGCGGGAATTGGTTCTGGTGCCGGAGCTACGGGGGCTGCTGCCATTGGTTCCTCGGGGACTGCTTCCTTCTTTTTCTTTGCTACACGGGGGACTTCAAGCTTCTCGGGAGCCTTGGCTTCGCCCTTCTCATCGCGATCGGTGGAGAATGCTGCGCCACCATCTGCGTTCTTCTTGCTGCTTGCGTGGACGGACTCGGCAATGGGACGTACTGCTCCAGCCATGGCGGGGTCAAACTGGTATTGACCCGATTCGGTTGCTCCGCTCGGGTACTGATCTGCTCCGTGTTCGTAAGTTGCTGAGTCAGGAACGTAATTGACTCCCTGGCCCGAACGCTGCGCTTTGACGATTTTCAGAATCATATCAACCTCGTTTTTGAGCTTCCTTGCTTCCTCCGGCTTCACGGCATCATCCATGTAGTCCGAGATGCTCGACACACCGTCTTGCTTCATCTGCTGTGGATTCGCTTTCAGAATCCGTGACATGTGAGCAACGGCGTTTTCAATCTGTTCAATGCTGGGGTCGTTCGGGTTGGACTCCATCAGGGTCTCAACCGCCATGTTGGCCCGGTTGACGGCTTCCTGAATAGTCCTCACGGACACCAACACTGTTGACTTCTTCCTGCGTCCAGCGATGAACTTAGACTTTGCCATTCGTCTTCCTTAAACCGTGGTGTCAGGAATCACAGGCACAAGCGTGTTGCTACGAAGCTGCATCATCGCCTGTGCAATACGACCTGACCCTGCCATCATCATAACGTTCGCCCAAGCCGTTGCCGCTTCACTCGGGTTCGTGGTAATGCAATCAAGCGGTCCCTGAATCGGGGCTGGTTGATTCGGATTCACAGTGCCCGGCAGCGCTTCCATGAAGCGCACCGTGAAGCTTGACATCTGCGTCGTTACGCCCACCCACTGTTCCGTTAGCGGGAACTGGAATGTGAACGATGGATTCTGCGGGTCAGCAAAAGTGCCCGCGATGTTCACAACCGGGTCGCCAAAAGCCGCAATCTTCGCCTTGTCAGACGCGTCTGTGGGATCGCCAACGAACAACGCCTGAAGCGTTACGCTAATGACCCCGTTAGCCTGTGCAACCACTGCGTGAATCTTCATCCGTTAGCTCCCAAGAGATTACAGGCTCGTCTGCACCGTGAAGGTCACGCTCAAGTAGAGCAAGCTGAAGATCGGCTTGAACGTTACCGTGACGTCAACCTCGGTCGGGTCGTTCGGGTTCTGCCTGACCACGAGGCTCTGATAAGCAGCCACGATCTGCAAGTCAACCAAGTTCTTGAGCAGGCTGTTGCTGACCACCGTGATGTCGGTAACGAGGCTGTCAACCAGCTTGCGACCGATGAACTGTGCGAGAGTTGAGCGGAACTGCTGTGCGACGTAGTCCGCGATTGTCGTTGATGTCGGTTCGGATACGAGAACGCTTGACGGATCGGTCGTCTTGTAGTGACGGATGAGCAGGCTGCCGTTGTTGTTGAGAACGAACGTCAATCCATTCGCTGCGCCCAAGTCCATCGTCGGGTTGTCAAGAGTGATGAGCAGGCGGCTGAATCCGACCAAGTTCTGGTTGGTCAGCGTGGTTGCCACATCGTTCGCCGGGTTGCAGTTCAAACCTGCCATTGCGGCTCCGATGAACGGTCCATCAACCAAGTACTCAATCGCGACGCCCGTGACCGGGTTCGTGATGAGGATGCCCGCCGCAACGTTGCCCATTGCGATCATGCGCTGGCTGAGCAGGCTGCTTGCGTTGGCGTTTGCCTGTGCCGGGGAAGTGAACTGGCTGTAGCCGACGAAGCCGATTGCCTCACCCTTGTAGCGTGCGGTCGCCTGCGTTGTAAGCTGGCGGCTGAGCGCTTGGTGAACTGTCGGGTCGTTGCTCAGTGGAGCCACGACGTCAGCCTTGCGGTTCAAGCCCGGAAGGTTGGATGTCAATTGCTGAAGTGCCGCGATGTAGTCGCTGGCGGCAGCCACGTTCGTGCCGGGCTGTACCGGGACTTGGATCGCACCGAAAGTCTGCACACCGTTCAGCGCCATCAACTGGATACCCAGCGAGAGGCGGTTAATCGTGGACGGCTGACCGTAGTTTGCGTAAGCGTCCGAGGGGCGTGTGTAGAGCTTCAGGGCGTAATCCGAAGCAACCTTGTTCGTCGTGAAGGTCACGAAGTAGAAGGTGCCGATTGCCGGGCCATCGCCAGAGCCACGGAAGGTGCTCACGATGACCGTGTCGCCTGTCGTGGAGTTGAAGTTGCTGACGACTTCCATGTTCAAGCCAGCGATCGCGATTGCGTTGTTGCTGTATGCCGGAGCGATGCCCGGAGTACCGCAGTTGCGGGTTGCTGCGCTTGCGCCGGAGGCGTCCTTCTTCACAACGTACTGAAGCGTGTCGCCCGGAGCGTATTCGTAGGCTGCCGGGATGGACGTGATGCCGTATGCTACGTGGTCGTCCGTGCGAACGACGGTCACACGGAAGCCAGTCTTGGCGTCAATGTAAGTCTGGTTGAGGTAACCGATACCAGCAGAACCCGCTGCGCCTGCGGTTGAAGACACCGTGTAGCTGTGGGTCACGGGGGCGAATGTGCCGTCCGTGCCGCCAGTCAGGTTCGTTGCCGCGGTCGTGCTTGCGTTGCCAGTCAGCGTACCGGAGCCGACCAAGAGAATCTGTCCACCGCTTGCCGTTTCGGCAGAGGGGAAGTTCGCAATGATCTGGTTCAGCGTCAGAGGCGTGCCAGCATAGTTTGAGTAGATCGTGACGAGGTCGCCGGACACAACCACCGGGATCGGGTTGATCGTGACGTTGTCAATTGCGATCTGGACGTTGTTGCCGCTGGTGCCCGGAATCGTAGCCGTGAAGTGCAGCGTGCCTGCGCCCTGAACCAGTGCGAGAGTTGCTTGCACCGCAGGGATGACGACTGCGTTGCCGTCGTTGCGGAAGGTCAGGGTGACTGTTTCGTCAACCGCTGCGCCAGCCGCCGCTTGTGCATCGCCTGTCTGGTACGGGCTGTCAAAGCTCACCGTGTTCGGGTAGAGGACGCCAGTTGTTGCGAAACCGCCAGCCGCCACCGTGTTGGTGCCGCCCTGCACGAGAGGTGCGATGCGACCGAGTTCGTCCTTGATCTGGTAGGTACCGAGACCGACGAAGCCGGAGTTGATGACCGTAACCGTGTACTGGTGCGAGGTGATCGTGTTGCGGTAGTACGATGCCCACACGCCGACTGGTTCACCGGGTTGGCTGCTGCCGCTGTTAGACGGCTGCGGTGCGTTGAACAGGGTGACCTGCTGCGCCGAACCGTTGAGCGATGCGACTGCCACTGCGCCAGCTTCAAAAGCTGCCAGAGGATCGGAACCGACGTAGACCTGAATGAGTGCCGGGTTGTCCGTGGTCTTACCGGAACCGCTGCCATCAGTCGGTGTGTCCAGCAAGGTGAAGACCGAGTTGCGTCCGTTTACTGCACCCGCTGCCGGACGGAGGTAAACTTTCTCGTCCACGAGGGATGTGAGAATTTCTGACGGGGTGAAGTTCGCAAGCTCGCCAGCGGAAGAAGCTCCGATTGCCTCGCTTACGTTGTTGCCCCAGTTGACCGTGTTCGCCACGATGTTGCCGTGGGAATCAACGGCGGTGCCGAGGACGTAGTCAACGCCTTGGCGGAAGTCGCTGCGGTTCGGTCCGAGACCGACTTGAATGATCGAGGCGACGTTAGAGCTTGGGAGCAGGTCAAACGTGTTCTGCCACGTGTTGTAGTAATAGGTGAACGTCAGGGTTGCGCCAAACGGAACCGGGTTCGCCAGAGTGATCTGACCGAGAGCACCGTTGACTGCTGAGACCGTTGCCACAACGCCGTTGACCTGTGCGGTCACGAGCGCCGGGTTGGTTGTGGTCACGCCGCCGTTGGTACCGTCCACGATTGGGAAGTTGTTCACGACGAACAGGGTGTTGCTGCCCGGACCAGAGCCGCCAGCAAAAGGAACTGCTGCGCCTGCGGCGATCACTGTGGTCTGAACGCCTGCCAAAGCCTTCACTGTGAGGTAACCGCCGTCAAGCGTCGGGATGCCTGCGGAAACAAGGCTCACGAGATTGGCGAGGGTGCGAACCGGGGTGGAGATGGAATTTGAATTGATGTTGATCGTGATTGCGTCGGTGCCTGCACCGCTTACAGCCTGTGAGTCCGGCACGTTCGCGCCAGCGATGAACTGGAGTGTTACGAGGTTTCCGGTTGAACCGGGGTTGCTGAGGCTCAGCGTGACAGTGTTGCCACCGCTGCCCACAACCAGTGTTGCGTACTGCGGAACGTCTGCGGTGTGATCTTCGTTCGTGACGAGAGTGTCGCCGCGCTTGAAGAAATAGTCAATCGTGAGATCAGTTCCGACCGGGATGATGTCTTGAGTGGTGAATGCGCCAGTTGCGCCGTTGAGGCTGATGACAGTGACAGGGACGATGTTCCCGTTGGAGTATACTGCCTGAACCTGAATCTTGCTCGGGTCGTTCGTCGTGACGCCCTTGCCGGAGCCGTCAGTGACGGGGGCGTAGGTCGTGACGAAGCTTTGCGTTAGTCCTGTGACTTGGTCGGAGATGTTCTCGTTGACCGACTGGTCGTCCTGCACCGGAGAGGAGCCACGGAACAGTTCGAAGTTGCTGGTCGTGAAGAATTGGACGCCTTCTCCGATGATGACCGGGATGCGGGCAGTGCCCGTCGCAGTCGCCGTGTTGGAGACAAAAATCTCGGTCGTGTAAACGCCCGGAGGTGCATAGCTAGTGAAAAGTGCCATAGTTTCCTCGTCAAAAGGACTTCATCCAAGGAGACGAAAGTCCAAAAATGTAGTCGTTCCCGTGCTTACCGCTCTGTCGGCTCGGGGGTTTTCACGAAGTCGAGTTTCCGGTCGTGAGCCTTGAAACCCTCGGTCGTCCATTCCAACCCCTTCTTGCCGCTCTTCTCACGAATCTTGTCCCGCTCGGCTTTCTTGTCGTGTATCCGTTGCCAGCGCTGATTCGCATCCTTGCCTATCGCTACGTCCTGCGTCATGTTTTGCATGCCGCTGGTCGCAATGCCGGGAGCCACAAGGATCACGTGTTCCGAGTCTTTTCCGCACCGAGGACATGAAAGCGTATCAGGCAAGCGTTTGTGGATTGACTGAATGTGCTCCTGAACCACGCCGCAAGACTGACACTGATAGTCGTAAGTAGGCACGTTTCCTTACCTGTAGGACGGGATGAAAATCTCGGAACCGAAAGCCTTCATCCTCGGAGCCATCTGTAATTTACCCAGAAAGTCGGTTTCCACTAGCGTTTCCGCGATCTCAAAATGAGTCAGGCGTGTCACGAGGGGAATATAGACCTTCCAATCGGCTGCCGCCGAGACTGTGACGGTGTTGACGTACGTCGGCGCGGTGGCGCTGGTGTCACGGGCTTGCCCCGTGAAGCTGCGGTTGGTCTCAAAGATCGTGAGTCCATCCGCCTCAGTATCAATACGGCGCATGATGAGAAGCTCACGTTTGATCATTTCTGCGAGGTCGGATGACGTTTGCAGGTCGTTCGCCTTGACTTCCAGCGTGAACGACAGGTTTTCCTTGGAACCGAATACCTCGTATGTCTCGGTAAGTTCGGGGCTTACGATGATAGCACACTGATCGCCCACCACCACGTTGTCGCCAATGGCGAGGCGCAAGCCCGGCAGGATGGGCTGCTGCTGCCCATTGATAAGGAGCGGCTGCCCGGCGCTGGTCTGCACGACGTTCGTAAGCTCGGACGGGTCGGCGTTCTGCACGAAGCTCGCCGAGATTGGCTGAGCGAGTACGTTGCCCTGCTCGTCCACACGGGCGTAGGTGATCGTGTTCGGGTCTACCTGCGAGAGGTTGTTGATCTCCCACTTCTTAGCCGATGCCTTGACCTCCCCGGAGTCAATACGAACCTCCCAGCGGAGGAAGTCGCCCGGCTGGAGGAGTTGGGGAATGAGCAAGGAGCCATTCACCTGCGGGATCGGGTTCGTGAAGCTGCCAGCCGGGGTATTGATGAACACCTGGCCTGGCGCGAGGGTCTCGTTCGGACCGAGGTTGACCTGAAGGTAGTTCTCGGGCATGATCCCTACTGCGTTGACAGGATTGACTTTAACCACCATGTTCGCCGTGATCGTGGAGCCTGCCGGGGTGTATTGGGACAAATTTACCCATTGAGGCCCTTGAAAAACGTAGTCAATGCCGGGACGCAGGTCGTAGCCGTCTTGATCGGTCAAAGTCACTGAAATATAAGGACTTGGTATGTTGGCAAGCTGGCTGCCAGACACCGTACGCTGCACTATGACGGCGCTCACCGTGCGCTGGTACCAGAAATCCGTCAGGGGCGTCAGGGATTGCCCCGCAAGGGGCACAGCGGCGCTGTAGGGCGACCATGCGGCGGGATTGGTGCCAGGAGTCACCCCGGTGCTCGGTGCGGCTGCCAAGTAGGCTGCCCCGAGGTAGGTGACCGCCGTGCCGGGCGCATAGGTGAGCGTGGCGTTCCAAGCTGGGGAGTTCAGCCCGCTGTTGTACGTGCAGGCAAGCTGCTGGGTCGGCGTCACGAGGTATGCGAAGCCGCCCGAGGTCTGGTTGAACGTCTTCGCCACGACCGGAGTGCTGGTCGCGGAGTCCGAGAAGCTAACGGTGTTGAGGTCAATGCCGGGACGGAAGTTCACCACCGTGCCGGACGCCTGCGCCAGTTTGTCTTCAACCCAGCGGTACTTGTGGACGGTCAGTCCGAGGTCACGTGTCTTGTCGTCAAAGAAATCCACGTTGAGGTAGTACACGCCAGCCGGAGGATTCTGGTTCGTGGGATCAACCTCACGAGTCCATTCAATGAACTGCCCGTCCTTGTCGCCGACCTTCGCAAGGATGGCACGACCGATCTGCGTACACATGAAATAAGCTGGAGAGAGGCGGTTACCGGAGGTCGTGACGCTGGTGATTGAAACCCACACATCGCCCCAACGCATGATGGTGTTGGCGGGAAACGTAACTTTGCCGAGGGTGTTCTTCCAACGTGGGTTGCGATCCACGATGTCGCGGATCACACGCATGAGATAATTGATTAGATTTGCGCCAGTAAGGTCAATCATCAGATTCCCCTACAAAGGCGTGAGAAAGGTGGATTACCAACCGCCAGAGACGCCGCTGCCGCCAGTGCTGTAGCCGCCCTTGCCTTCTTCGTGATTGTAGCTCTCCGGGTTGTCCACGATCTTGACGGGCGTGGAGCCGTAGTCAACACCGGGTGCGGGAGCCGGGATGAAGACCTGCACAGGCTCAACCCACTGTTCGATTGAGCGACGGACGTCGTTGATGCTGACCTGTGCGTTGATGCGGGGGTACCAGCGGTTCTCAATGTGGACAATGCCCTGCCACGGATAATCAAGGATGTTCCACTGGCTGCCGTCCTTGGCTTGGAACGTAGCGCCGGGGATCATGTAAGCGAAGAACATCTCGTCGCCTTCAATGGGCGAGAGGGGATTTGCAAGCTGCGTGTTGCCGGGGTTCGGCTTGAACTGTGCGAACGGGCTGGAGCGATAGTCATCCGGGTCGCCCACCATGGACTGAAGTTCCGGGTTCCCGTTGGGAATATCGGATTCGTCCAGTACGCGTGCCACTTTTGCGAGTTCGTTTGCGTCAAAAGCCATAGAGGTGCCTCTCTTTAATGCAGGCGGTAGTTCCGATTTACGTCTGAATCTTGCCAAACTCCACCGTCTTACCAATCGGGATGTTCGGGTTCTCCCAGTCCTTGCCGCCCGGAACAGCCGGGACGGTGCGTGGGTCAAACACGGGCTGTCCTGTGCCCGTGCCATTCTTCGGGTCAGGACGCACAATCGGGTTGTACAGGGTCGGCAGGCTGTTGTAGTTCCTGCGGATCATAGCCGAGGCAGCCAAGTATCGGGTGTCGCCGGGCGAGAGAAGCTCAACGACGAAGTCCTGCTGCAAGATGATACCCCGAGGCATCTTGTACACCACGTCGCTGACGACCATGATGTCGCCGTTGGCACGGAGGATCAGGTCGCCATTCTGGATGATCGGCGTGCGTGTCATGTAGCTGCGTGAGGTGCGTGTCGTCTTGATGCCGCCCTCGTCAAGGATGCGATTGAGAGCGGAGTCGGGCGGGACGAACAGAAAATCGTACGGTCCATGATAGCCCCCGACGAACCCTGTTTCAAAGCACACGGGGCACCCAGTCTTGGGTTGCTCGCTGCCGAAGATGCAGCCGCAATGCTCTCCACGCCACATGCGGAAGAAGCATAGTGCTGGCTCCCCAGTCGTCTCAAACAGATATTGGTTGCGGCGCACCATCTCTTCAAATTCCCAACTGATGTTGTCCACTTCCTGCGTGTTCTTGACGACGGTGCCAGGTGCGCCAGGTGGGTGAAGCTCGCCACGGTCGCCCACGGGCACGACGGTGTAGTAAGTGCGGTTGATGGCTGTGTAGATGTCAACGAAGTTCGTGAGCTTATTGAAGATCGCCTGCCAAGTCTTCACGCCGTTGTAATCCGTCACGTTGACGTTCCCGGTGTTCGCCTGCGCGGTGTCGGACACGGCTCCGCCCGGCTTCAGCGTGTTGTCAATCAGCATCGTCACCGTACGGTCAAAACTGTTCACGGATGTCGGTCGGCGAGTCACGCCATCGGTGATGATCATCACATCGTCCGGGCTGTTGGTCGCAGTGACACGCCCCGACTTCACGGTCGTGTACGGCGTTTCGGGCAGGCGGATAACCCATTGCCCGATCTCGCCCTTCTCAATGAAGTCAGACGGCTGCACATCGTACGTCACCTGCGTCAGCACAGTCATGTCACGGTAGAAATGCCCAGTGTGCGGAGCCTGATTCAGCTTGACCCAGTTAGACGGATGATCGTAAGCACGGTAGATGTTGTAGCCCTTGGTTGAATCATGGCTATCCGCCCACCACAAATCGTGCGAGCCGACGAGACCGGAATCAATGAGTAGAAGGTTTGTGACCAAAGCTTTACCCCAAGAGCCAGCGTTGCTGGCGCAGACCTGCGCTGAACGGGCGGTTCGCAGTGAGAAGCGGTGCGACGGTGTTGAACTGCTGTTGGTAAGTCTGTGCGAGCGACTGGTACAGTGCTGACTTGTTGATGTCCAGCGACACGCCGTTCAGCGAGTAGCTGAATTCGTCGGCCGCCCAACGTGCGGACTCGCCCGACAGGCAGTACGACGCGGCACCCAAGGCAGCGATGTTGCCCCAGTCAAACGGAATGTTGTCCAGCGTGAAATTGAAAAAGTTCATCGGGTTGTAGACGTTAAGCGTGGAGATCGCAATGCTGAGGTTCACAAGGATCGTGGTGTCCAGCCAGATGAAGCCGACACGGGTCGTGTAATTGGAAACCACCTTGCCGGGTGTCGGCGGACGGAAATGATAGTTCCTGTCCGGGTTCGTGTCAGCGATGAGTTCACGCACCACACGGATAGCCTGCGCATACATTGCTGGCGTCGTTCTTGCGGAGGCGATGGAAAGCTGCTTGCCGATGATCATTGACGGAGCTTCAAACGCCGGGTCAGCCGGGTCAATGGACTGGACGATGAAGTCCATGTGAACGTAGTTTGCCGGGCAGTTGGCGGCGTACTGCTGAAGCTGCCAGACGATCTTGTATATGCCCTGTCCCCACACGGTCGGGATGGTGAACTTGGCGTAGAAGGTGCCGAGGCTGGCACGGATCGGAATCTGACCAGGCGGAATTACGAGCGTTGAGCCTTCCGGGGGAAGCGGGGGTCCGCCTTCCATGTTGAGCGGCTGGTGCAGGTCGTACTCGTACGCCACCGTGGGCTTGGTCGGCACCAAGTCCCGCAACTTGAACACACTGTAGCTGATGTTGACTGGATCAACCAGATTTCCCTGCGCGTCGCGGACTAGGATCGCCAAGTCCTGCGTTCCGGTCTGTTGTCCTTTGGTTAAAACGATCATGGAAAGGTCTGCTCCTACCCTAGATTTGCGTATTTATTTGTATGATCCTCATTGACTTGTACGGTGGACCGGGTGCTGGGAAAACGACCCTCTCGTTCTATCTCATGTATCGCCTCAAGATGGCTGGAATCCGGGCTGAACTGGTCGGCGAAGCCGCCCGTGAGCACCACATCTACGACTCCATGCCGGGCAACGTCGCCCCACCGCTGCTTGACAACCAAGTCCTCTTGGCCGGACAGCAGTTTGAGCGGATCATGCGGTTGCAGCGCCACGACTTTGAGGTCGCCGTCAACGACTCGCCGCTGATCCAAGGCATGCTTTACTGCGAGGGGCAGGCGTATCACGATCACCTGAAGAAGACCATCCGGTCATTGGAACCGTATTTTGAAACCTACAAGGTCATGATCCATCCACGTCCGGGCAGCTACGACCCGGAGAGCCGAGTGCAACGCACGGAAAAGGAAGCGCGGGCGCTGGACGCAACTGTGGTCAAGCTGGCAAAGGGTAAGTTCTGGTCGGAAGTTGGCTGGGAAAACTGGGAAGCACTAGGCGACGCTGTCGTCGCCTTGGCTCTGTCAAAGCGGAAGAAAAAGCGTCTTAGTACAAAAACCAGAAAGAGTCAATGTACTTCATGACCTCAGCGTCGCGTCCAATATCCGCATTGACCATTGCCTGCACCTGATACAGGTACTCGCCCCGGATGATGAACAAAGTTCTTCCTTTGACACGGATGCCGTGTGCGTTAGTGAACGCTATCTCGCACAGCGTTGCCACACCGTTTCCAACACTCACAGTGCCGTGATGATCGTAAGTGTCACATCCGTATACGCCCTCAGTGTGCTGTTTGAAGTCGTTGATAAACTCTTCCATAGCTTTGCTCGCTGGAGGAGTGATTTTGGCGTTGGGTGCCCACACACTAACCCCCACAGTTTTGTCAGCATTGAAGGCTTCAATTCCGAAGGCTTCGGAAGTGCTGATGTCTTGCGCCTGACCGGGTAAGTTTATCTGAAAATTCTGCTGGGGGTTACGGTATACGGTTTGCGCCTTAGCCGATACGCACAGGGTCAGTCCGACCAGAATTGTTACGAGCGATTTCATAAGGTTATCCATACGTGATCCTCTCTTTCGATTCCATCAGGTTCTTGATCCACTCAAAGATGTTGTTCACGCCTATCGTGCCGTCTACGCGGTAAAGTTGCGCCTCACGGTCGTAGTAGCCGATCAACGGGGCGGTGCGGGTTGCGTATTCTTCCATGCGTTCGCCAATAGTCCCCGCGTTGTCGTCGGGACGTCCCTCGTTACGAGCCGCAATGCGGCGGAGAACTTCCTCCTCCGGTACTTGGAGCAGGATCGCGAGGGGATGCCCGTAGTGAGCGTAGTACCATTCCGCTTGCGTGACAGTGCGGGGATAACCATCAAGAATGTAGCCGTCTTCGCAGTCTTCTTGCCCCAAGCGGGAAGTGATCAGGTCCTCCATCAGGTTGTCCGGCACAAGCAGACCCTTGTCAAGAGTCTCCTTGACAGCCATACCGAGGATGCTTCGTCGCTGGACATTGAAGCGCAGTATTTCTCCGGTGGAGATGTGGGGAATTCCAAAGTAGGCGGACAGGAGCTTCCCCTGAGTGCCCTTGCCAGAACCAGGCGATCCGATCAGGACAACGGGCATCATGCTGCGTTCCATCCTGCGAAGAACGCCTTCCAAGCGTTCTCGGTGTACGGCGAAACGTATTCACCGTTGGCGCACTGATCCAGCGAGTACCAGATAGGCTTGACGCCTTCCCTCGTCCAGAACTCAAACTCGGCGCGAGCCTTCTTTTCGTTCTTTTGTTCAGATGTCATTTCGTCTCCGTGCCGCAAGTCGTGTCGCCCGGTGGTAAGAATGCAACACCGATGTCATGGATTCCCTTGACGACATGATCTTTGTGTTTCTCGTCAGTCCAATAAACATTGTACGTGTTGAAGGTGATCTGTTCAATGACCACCTCATTGTAGCAGGCGTGGGCGGTGCCGTTGCCCGGATTCACGGTGATCAAAGCCGGAGTTGAGTAATGGGTGAGCGACCCGCCCGCAGGCGGTTTGGAACTGCCGCAGCCCACGAGAACCAGTAAGAAAACCAACAGTGTCTTTTTCACTTGTCCCCCGGATAGTTGCTGCGTGGTCTGCCTTCACCGAGGCGGACACGTTCGTACTTGTCAAATTCACAAAGGCAGTTCTGTAAATCCTGCGCGTGCAGCGGAGGCATGCCCGCAGCCTGTATCATTGGAAGGATTGCGGCTCTCAGCCCGCAGAGGGTGACGAACCATTCGCCCTCTTTCCAGTTCTGATTGACGGGTCGCCCCATGACACGGTTCAAGCCACGCTTGCTGCCCGGTCCCTCAACGGCGAACTCCCACCAGTCCAGCGCGGTGTCCAGCATGCGTGTGTACTTGGTGTCGCACACGATCTGCCCCGCCATGAAGCTGCCGATGCCGTTGAACTCAGTCAGACGCTTCTGCAAATGGGCGCAGCTTCTCGTCTCGCCAATGTAATCCCGTCGTTCCCACAGCGGGGTAAGAATGTTGTCGGCGATGTGAGCAACCTTGGAGCCGCCCTTCCCGGCGTGGATCATGTATGCGCCCGTCCAAACCTTTTTGCCTGTGTCCGTCAAGCGCTGCATCACCGCCTTGAAGCCGTGACCCTGTCCCCACGGCACGGGGTAGCCTATCTCGGCGAGTGTGTCGGGCCAATTGACGTAGCGGGCGACTGCCATTGCGAACCACACATCGGGGTCGTTTGTGTTCGGATCACGCCAGTTTTCCTTGATCCATTGAGTGACGGTGTCGTCCTCGCGGTAGACGTTGCAGAAGCGGTAGTTCTGGAGGATGGGGTCTTGAGTCCAAGGCTTGGGCAAGCCCTGCTTGCGGTGCTGGAGCACGGCGTAGCGCTCGCTTACGAATCGGAAGAGGTCTTCGGTGCGCACTTACTCATTATGCCCCGAGGGGGAAGCAATGTCAATCAGGGCGTTATCCTCAACGAAGTCGTAATGCTCGGCGCACAGCCAGATGCCGTCACGCTTGATTGAAGCCGGGGCGTCACAAAAGCCGTAAGGCGAGTCGTCCCCAGAGTTGTGGCAACGCCCGGCACCTGAAGCATTCAAAGCTTCGCAGGTTCCGACGCTGGCACCACCAGTGATGAACTGACAGCGGTTCATGACGGAATCTTGTTCAACACCAGCCAGTGGTCGGCTTCGCAATCCTTGGCGAGGCGAATCAACATGGAAGCGTGCGTCTCGCAAAGCTGCACAAGCTCGCCATCATGCTTCTTCAGGGTAGTAGTGGCGGGATTCTCGCAGGTGAACTTCCTAGCATCATTGTCAGCGACGGTGAATTTGCAGGTAGCCATGGATTAACTCACAGGGTACAAATTGCCGATCATGTCTGAAATCTGCTTGTATTCCGGTATGTCGCCGTTCTGCCAAATCTTCAACTCTTCGTACGGGCGGGTCACACGGACATCAAACTCGGCAGCGACTTTCTGGAGGACTCCCGCCACGGCGTTAATCTCTTCGTAGTTCAGCCCCTTGGCAAGCAGAAACTTTGTAGCAAGTCGTGTGATCGCGTAATTGAGATCGCCCACAGTCTCAAGCTGTTCAGACAGGGACTCTACGCATGGGTCAATGGGTTTCCGGTCGGACGGTTGTATGTACGGCATTAGTTCACCTTTCTCCACGTCGCACCTTCCATGACGTTGCTTTCGGTTTCGTAAACTGCCGATGGTTGGTAGGACTTCCGTAGCTCCTCGGGCAATTCCAGCATCAGGGAGTAGGCGATGATACTGTAGCCCAGTAGGTCACGGGCGCTGTCCTCACGCTTCTCAAAGTTCCCGGCACGGTTGTCTGCCTTTAGCTGGGCGTACCGGGCGATCTTGTCCCACAGCCTGGGCAGGATACCTGGAAGGCCGTGCCTGCGGAAACTCTCGCCGTAATCCTGCGCTTTGGGGTGCAGGAATTCGCATGCAGCAGCGACACGTTCCCTGACAAGCTGTTCCGTGCTGTGGATGTCCTGAAGCTGGGCGTCGGTGAGTGCTTTTTCTTCCATCAGCACGAGCAGTGCCGATGTGTAAACCAAGAAGTGAAGGCCTTGCTCAACCATGTGGAGAAACATCGGAGACCACTTAGACGGCGGGGTGTTGCGGTTATGCTCAATCAGGCTCTCAACCACAATGAAGCGGTAGAGCCACTGGAGCGCTATGTGCCCGAGGCTGCACGGAACGGCATCAAGCTCCGGCATGACGGTTTCTTTATCCAGTTGGGTGTCAATCCTGTCTCCGGCGATGTACCCTACGCCGTTCAGATAGGAAAGCTGGTCAGCGGACTGAAGAAGCTCTCTGGCTTCCTTTGCGCTGATATGGGTGGGGAGGTTCTCAATCACTGGCTTCCAGCCGTCGCCGCGAACCATTAGGCTCCGGCGTACCTCTTGCCAGAAGGGGGTTGTTTCGTCGCTCATACCCCTTAATACTGCGATTTAAGCTTCGTCTTCGTCGTCGCAGTTACATTGCACGACTGGGGAGGGGGCGGGATACTTTCCTGTCACCGACCGGACGAGCTTGATCACGAAGTCGCAAAGAATGCCTAAACCGAACAGAATAAAGCACCCGGTGATGAAAGCGTGACCGGGGTACCTAGCTATCCAGTCTAGAACGTCGTTTAGATTCATCTATCCTCACAAAGAAGTCAATGGCATCACGCAACGTGCCCTCTTCGTTCTCAAGCCGCCAGTACACGTCTTGCAGCCTGCTATGGTTTGCGGCTAGCCAATCCATCCTGTCGCTGTCGTCCAATTCTCACCTTCCCGAAGTACCTGATCTTGCCCTCTTTCGCCGCCTTGTTGATCTGGTGGCTAGCCCACAGGGTCATGACGATCCCCACGGAACCCAGGCTGATGATGAAAATATCGTAGAGCATCAATGGGACTCTACGCCAGAGCCACCCGAGAACTGGGAAGCGGAGGCGGCTCTCGCTCTCGGCTTACGGGACTTCCTGATCGCCTTCAGTTTCTCTGGGATCACGGGTGCTGTGTCCTTCGTGTGCTTCATGTCGGTCTCAAAGCTCACGGAAGCCGTCACGGCACGCTTGAGGTCTCCGATGTTGATCGTCCGGTTCTTGGACTTCGCGAGCGTCATCGCCATGCGGATTGAGTTCTTGATCTGGCGACCGTTCACGTCGTAGCTGGAAAGCTCCGCAGCCCACTCCGGGTTGAGACCCGCAGCACCGAGGAGGTTCGTCCACACCTTCTGCGCCTTGCCTTCCTTCTTATAGTGCAGGGCGACGGAGATGCGGCTGTAGAACGCTTGGTCAATCTTCCGCACACGGTTGGTCGTGAGGAAGAGCACACCGTTGTGATACTCAAGCAGGCGCAGGAACACGCCCACCATTGCGTTGCGTTCAATGTTGTGCTCGTCACGCTCTTCAAGGAAGATGTCTGCCTCGTCGAGCAGGAGCACGGCGTCCCAGATGACGGCGACGTCAAGGATGTTGCGCAGCTTCTTTTCCAGCGTGTCGGTGCTGGTGCCGAGTTCGCCGACGCCAACGGAGTACAGAGGCTTGTGGAGTAGTTCTGCCACGGCTTCTGCCGAGGCGGTCTTGCCCCAGCCCGGAGGCCCGTGAAGCAGGAAGATCGTCCCGCCGCCTTTGCCCTCAATGATGTCTTGGAAGCCCGATCCGTGGAACTTGACAAGCGAGTAGATCAAGTCCTTCTTGTCTTCCTCCACGACGAGTTTGTCCCATGCGTCATCACGCCACTGGATGTCGGTCATGCCGTCAAGGTCAAGCTTGCCCCACTGCTTCACAGCGAGGGAGAACCCGTAAAGCTGCGGTAGGCAGCGCCAGTAATCCTTATCCGCGATGTCAGTGTTGGCACGAACCTGACCACCACGCTGGCGTTCCTCTTCAATCTGGACGCCGCAGCGTGCGACGCAGGAGCGCCAGACTTCAGGTTCTTGGCGTTCAAACGAGATCGGATCAATGACGACACGACCGTCAGCACGGAACGTGCGGGCGTTCCACCAGCTAGGCTGTTCCAGCGTGCCCTTGTAGGCAACGTAGGTACCCGGCTTGAGGAAGCGTGCGAACCGCTTGCCACGTTCCGTCAAGAACGCTCTGTCCTTTTTCGTCACGGGACGCACGGGCAGGTCTGCCAGCGGTATGAGACCACGAAAGCCCGGCATTGAGTACGAGTACAAGCCCTGTGCGACCTCGCCCTTGACGGCGTGGACGACACTGATTGTGAACTCCCAGTAGACGCCCGCGAAGAAGGAGCGCTGGAGCTTCACGGACTTCACGATGCCGCCAATCAGACCCTCGTCGTAGGTCTTCGCCACGATCTCGGTGCCAGCAGGGAACACGGTCTCTATGTCGCTCATCTCAACGAGACCCTTTTCCTTGCGTTTCTCGTAGGAGGTGACACGGCGCTGTTTCTCTTCTTGCAGGATGGTGATGAGCGTGCCCTTGGACGGGTGATTGATGTGGTTGATGAGGTCAATATAGTCGGCGAGAAAAGCAACGGGGTAGCGGTGTCCGAATTCCTCAACCATTTCTTCTTCAAGAGAATTGGTCAGATAGGACCAGACGTAGTCACGCATGCCGCCAAACTTCGGGTCACGCATGTCAATGAACTTGTGCCCACGGTCTTCAAGAAGCTGGAACCCGGCGTTTTTGGAAACGACGACTGGCTTCTCGTTGTAGGTGTAGTACTCGTAGCTTCTTGCCAAAGGAGTAACCTCTCAAGTGAGCATAACCCCCTTGGCGGGGAACGTCAAGCGGCGGCCGTTATGGTTTATCTCCGCCCATCAGCCGGAAAAAAGACCGGAGCGCCCACGCACCTGCGAAGGCCACCCCGGTCCACATCAATGCTTCGGGCCAGTTCAAACTAAACTCCCACACCGTTCGCTTGGGCGTATTCCGCACCCTGCTCGTCCGCGATCTTGCGGACTTCGTCAAGGTTCTGGAAGCGCTTCATCTCACCGTTGAGGAACACCGTCTCAAGGCGGTCAAACGGGTAAGGGACATCACGATTTGAATTCACCACAGTCGCCCAGCGACCACGATCCTGCTTGAGCAGTACGAGGCGTCCGCCCTTGCTCGCCTTGCCCTTGTCGGTGGACGGGTCCTTGGACACCGGGATGTCCTTGCCGTCAATCACCGCGTTGCAAAGCTTGATGGCGAACTTCTGGGTGTCACGGTTGACCTTCTGGAGTAAGCCGCCTCCCATACCGCAGACGATGTTCTCGGTTGACCAGTGTGCTGCCTTGATGGCACGAAGCAGCGAGTGGATGGAGTACAAGTCCATACCGTCTCCCCACAGGGTGCCGATGCACGGGGCAAGAACCTTGTAGCCCTTGCCGTTCTCACGGGTGCCGAAGCTCTCGGCGAAGATGTCAAACAGTTGGGGAACCTGAGTGGTCGGATCGCCGGAGTCCGGTCGGCAAACCACCTTGCCCTCACGAGCACGAATCAGATCACGAAACTCTCGTCCGAGAATTTCCTTTGCGAAGTTGAAGATGTTGTAGGAGTCGCCCACAAGGCTGATGATGCCCTTGGGGTACTTACGCAGCGCGGCTCCGACTTGTTCCGCTTCGCCAGCACGACCCTTGATGGTGAACATTGAGTGCTCGGTCGCCGGGACGCTGTACATTGAGACACGGGGAGCGCCGTAGTACTGGTGTGCGTAGTCCATGCCGACCATCGTATCGCTACCGAGAAAGTTGATGCCGTGCGCTGCGCCGCCACGCCCAGCCGCCTGCACGCATTCCACGCCCCGGAAGCCGAAGTCGTGAAGCTGGAAGGGGAGAGCCGCCAAGGTGTCGGCTGTTTCTTCAAGAAACTTGCGGAAGAGTTCTTTGCACATGCGTGACTTGGTCGCAACCGTGGTGCCGTACCAAGCGTGTTGGAGAACAGTCTCCATCCATTGCCCGATGCCCGGCACTCGCTCGTCGGTGGAGCGGACGGTGTAGAGGACATTGCTGACCGGGACGATGCTGCCTTCCTTGACAGCCCTGATCTCAACCGGGAGCCGCCCGTCATACTTGTCCAGAATGTATTTCCAGTCGTCGTAGTGGAACGGGAAGCCCTCGTAGAAATGGGCTTGGGTGTCTTCCTGCATGTCGTTCAGGTTTTGCAGGGTGAAGAACTTGCCGATGAAATGCTCAATCAAGAGACCTTGAAGCCCGAAGAACTGGGTGTACGGAAACTCGCCGCCACGAGATTCAAAGTAGGCGAGCAACTCCTGCACAGCCGCTTCGTAAAAATGGGTGTTCTTGTAGCTGTCCGCCAAGTGGAGCGGGTTGGGGTCAAACGGTATCGGTGCAGCGTAAGACAAAGTCGGGTTATACACTTGCATTTTGGGCCTCCTCTTTCTTGACGCCCTTTTCCTTCAAAAACTTCTCCAGAAGGATAAAGAGCGGCTGGTGCGTGTCAACGATGTTTTCCGCTACCAGCGCTTCGGTCTTGAACCATCTCACTTCAACAATGTCGTCGCTCGCCGTCGCACCCTGAGACGTCACGGTCGTAGAGAAGAACGAAGTCTTGACTGCACGGTCGGGCGTGTTGTAGCGCCAGTCGGGAATGAGTGCGGAGCCGATGTACTGCATCTTGTGCGGGTCAAGCGAGGTCTCTTCAAAGACTTCGCTGCGGGCGTCTGCCTCGTAGGTCGGGCGCTTCCTCTCCGCATGTCCGCCGATGAAGCGGTACTTTCCTTCTGGATCAGTGTCCTTGCGCCCGAGGAGAATGTTCACATAGTCGGTGGTGAAGATTGCAATGTCCACAGTTGGCAGAAGCACGGGCCAGAGGTGTGCGGATGCGTAGATCATCCCGGCTCGGAACTCGGACGACTCAATGACGGTGTTGGAAAGAGCGTTGCGGATGTCGGTGCCCTTGATCTTGGAGATTTCCACCGGGAGGGTGAGTTCAACGGGGGTGTAGCGCCCTTTGTAGTGCGGGACGAATGAATCACGTCCGCCGTAGAGAGTCGCATCGCCGAACGTCACGACCGAGGAGATTGCTTTGTCAAGCTGCTCGCTCCACATCTCGTCGTTGCGCACGTCCATGAGCGGGAGCACTGTGAAATCGGGGAATTTCGCCTGAATCATCCTGCGGCGTGTTTCAAAATCAAGCGGATTGTCTTTGGTGAGTCCGGCTGGGTGAACGCCGACGAACACGATGACGCCGTTATGCCGGATGCGTACTTGACGGAACAGTTCCATGTGTCCGTCGTGCAAGTCGTTGACTTGGAACCTGCCTACAACCACTCCGTAACTGGGTTTCATCTGAAGAACTTTCCGACTACGGCAATCGCCGACAGAAAGAAGGCGGCGACGACCAGCAGTCCAAGTACAGAAGTCAGACGCACGATCACAAACGAGTGGGCGATGACCCAATATCCCACATAGAGCAGAAATGCTGCCATCAACACAAGAAGAATGGCGAGACGTCTCATCATACTTATCTCCAACTCCCAAATCTTATCCGGTACGCAA